CCATTCAACTATTGAAATTTATACCTTATTATTACTATACCAGAACCGCCAGCTAAACCATTGTTAGGACTATAAGAAGCTCCATTACCACCACCTCCGCCACCAGTATTTGCTGTTCCTGCTGTTCCACATCCACCACTTCCTGGAGTGTTTGCTGTTCCACCACCACCCACTCCACCTGGACCACCTGGTTGAGAAGATGGACCATTACTTGCTCCTCCACCACCACCTGCAAAAGCAGTTGGCGAACCATTAATGTTTGTCGTTGCTCCAGCACCACCAGCACCATTACCAGGATTTCCTGTTGCCCCTGCTGCTGTAGCACCACCTCCACCTCCACCTAAATAAGGTGCAGGAGTTGGACTTGGAGCTGTATTTCCTCCATTATTTCCTTGTGATGGACTAACAGGAGGAGTATTACCTGTACCACCTGTTCCTCCTTGATTAGCTCTGCCTCCACCACCAGATCCACCTGGATTACCAGGAAAACTACTACCTGAACCTCCACCGCCACCTCCAGCAGATGTTATAGTTGAAAAAATTGAAGGGTTACCACTTACTCCTTTACAATTCGCATTAGTAGAACCAGCACCACCCCCTCCTACTGTTATTGGAAAACCTGTTGCTGTAACTGGTAAATTATATGTTGGTCCAGAAGTTGCATTTAAAGGACTAGCTGTATAAGAATCTGACGCTGCTTTTGATTCTCTGAATCCTCCTGCTCCTCCTCCACCACCAGCGTTTGCTCCAGAACCTGCACCTCCAGCAACTACCATATATGATACTGTATTTGATCCTGCAGCATTACCTACAGAACAAACTGTAAATGTGCCTGGACCTGTAAATGTGTGAACTTTAAAATTAGTACAAACGGTTGTTTCTGTTCCTCCTGTTGCTGCAATAAATGAAGGTTTAGGTGCTTCTGATTGTAAACCTGAATCTGTTACTAACCAACCTTGTGTTGAATCTATAAAAACTAATGTGATTGCAATTCCTTCTTCTGATAAAACTGCATCAGAGGTTGTACCACCAATTTTGTCTGAACCATTAGCAGCAATAGTACAATTATTTGTATCAAAAGTTCCTGCATAATCTTTTACTGCAACAACAGCTCCTGCTGCTCCTGCTGGTAAGTTAACTGTTATTGGTCCAGATGTTGTATTTACAAAATAACCTTCACCATCGACCGCTGTAAAAGTTGATGTCTTAACTGTTGTGTTCCAAGACGCAGCACCTGTTGCACCAAAACCTGATGCAGTACCAGAATTTGTTATTGATACACCAGCAGGAATTGTAATAGTGTCACCACTATCTCCTAACTGAACTGTACCACAATTTGTTCTTGGACTAATTTTATTTACTTTTACTTCACTCATAATTATTGATACCTATATCTTATTATTACTACACCAGAGCCACCATTACCACCTACTGTTGATCCTATTCCAGGTGATCCGTCAGGACCTCCTTTTCCACCACCGCCACCACCGCCAGTGTTAGTTGTTCCTGCTGTTCCTGGAGTTGCGCTACCTGGAGGGTTGTGACCACCTCCTGGTCCACCACCGCCAGTTCCACCTGCTCCACCATCTTGTTGACCTGAAGGGCCAGCTCCACCACCACCGCCACCTCCGGCTCTAGCTACCGGTGATCCTGTAATACAAGAAGTTGCTCCTGCTCCACCTGCTCCTGAAATTGTACAAGCAGTTCCACCTGTGCCAGCAGCTGTTGCACCACCGCCACCACCTGTTAATAAATTAGGAGGAGAATCTGTTCCACTTCCACCATTATTACCTTGAGGAGGACTAACTGGAGGAGTGTTTCCACTACCGCCTTGTCCACCAGGAGTAGGGGCTGGATTACCTTGAGATGATCCACCACCACCTGATCCACCATCTCTTCCATTCATTCTAGCTCCAGAATCTGGTGGACCATAACTTGATCCACTACCACCACCGCCACCTGCTGATGTTATTGTACTAAAAGTTGAAACACTACCATCGGATGCTTGACATCCTGCACAACCTGGACCACTAGGTCCACCGGCCCCAACTGTTATTGGAAAACTTGTTGCTGTAACTGCAAGACCTGCTGGAGCATTTAAAGGGCTTGCTGTGTAAGAATCTACTGGTGCATTTTTACCTTCTCTATAACCACCTGCTCCACCTGCTCCGGCTCCGTGTGCTGGAATAGCTCCTGCTCCGCCTCCACCACCGCCAGCGACTACTACATAACTTACTGTATTAAATGCTGGTGCGGGAGATGCTGTTGCTATTGTATTTACTGTAAAAGTTCCTGGTCCTGTAAATGTATGAATTTTAAAATTTCCTGAAGTTGTTTCTGTTCCTCCTGTTGCTTGTATGTAAGGTGGGACTCCTGTTTCTGTATCTTCAGCGTTTTGAACATTTATCCAACCTTCTGTGCTATCAACAAAAACAAAAGTTGCTGCTTGACCATTTACATCTAAAGCTAAATCTTCTGCTACACCTCCTATTTTATCTGTACCATTAGGAGATATAGTTAAATTATTATCAGCAAAAGTTCTTGTATAATCTGCAATTGCTACAATTCCTCCAGCAGCACCTGCCGGTAAATTCATTGTTACTGCTCCACTTGATGTGTCAACAAAATAACCTTCTCCACTTGATGCTGTGAATGTAGATGTTTTAATAGATCCAGTTTGCCAATTAACAGACCCTTCTCTACCAAAACCTGTTTGTGATGCACCTGATGCTAAAGTAACTGTATCTCCACTCGCACCGATAGTTATCGTGTTGCCAGACTCTTTTATGATGTCTGCTCCACATGTATTTTGTATTGTATTTACTTTAATTGTACTTGTCATAATTAATTCTGATATTTATACCTTATTATTACTACACCGGATCCACCATTCAATCCACTATATCCTGCTGGGTCTGGTGTTAATGGACTTGGAGCTGCGTTTTGACTATCTCCTCCGTCTCCTGTATTTGCTGCTGCATTTGTTCCTGCTGACCAAGAACTAGGATTAAATGGAGTATAAAATCCACCAGTTGAATAAGTTACGGGTGAAGCTGATATACAAGAAGTAGCTCCTGTTCCTCCGGTAGTTGCAGTTGGAGTAGTTCCTGGATTTGGACTTGTGCTTCCTGCACCTGTTGCACCACCTCCAGAGCCTCCTAATGTAGCTCCTCCTGGTGCACCGCCACCCCCAGCATTTCCTTGTGATGGATTTGTTGGTGGAGTATTTCCTGATCCAGCTGATCCACCAACACCAGCTCCACCACCTCCAGAACCGCCACTCGAACCTACACCAGAACCTGGACCACTGGTAGGACTTCCACCAGCACCTCCACCGGCAGCTGTTATTGTTGTTGATAAAGTTGCTACTGAATTAGCTCCTGATGTTGCTGCAGTACAGCCATTTTTAGTTCCACCAGTTCCTCCCGCACCAACAGTAATTGGATAAGCTGCAACAGGTGCTGGTAAAGAAACAGCAGGTGCTGCTCCCAATGGAGATGCTGTATAACATCCCGAGGCACCACCTGGTGAAGCTCTAAAACCTCCAGCTCCACCACCGCCACCACCTTGAATATGTTTGTAATTACCACCAGATCCTCCACCACCGGCGACCACAATATAATCTATTAAATTAGATCCTGTTCCACTACCTGGAGCAGCAGAGCCTCCAGAAGTTACACAAAAAGTTCCTGGACCTGTAAATGTATGAATTCTAAAATTACCTGAATTAGATATAGTTCCTCCAGTTGCTGTAACATATGGACTAATACCTGTTTCTGTAGTGGTTGCGTTTTGAACATTAATCCAACCTTGAGTAGAATCAATATAAACTAAAGTTATCGCTTGTCCTACATCACTTAAAGTTGCACTTGAATCAACACCACCAATTTTTTCTGAACCATTCGGAGAAACTGTGCAGTTTGCAGTTGCAAAATTTCTAGCATAATCTGCTATAGCAACAATTGCTCCTGCTGATCCAGCAGGTAAATTTACAGTTACAGCTCCACTAGTTGCTGTATCTACAAAATAACCTTCTCCATTTACTGCTGTGAATGTAGAAGTTTTAGGTGTTGTTTGCCAATCAACTGAACCTGACCTACCAAAACCTGATTGAGTAGCTCCACTAGCTAGTGAAACTGTACCTCCTGATCTACCGATAGTTACAGTTGTTGCATCTACAGTTGCAGTTTTACAAGCTCCACCACCAACTGTTAAAGTTGTGCCGGATTGTTGTGTTATTTCATCTACTTCTATTTTACTCATTAAATTACTACTACCGTTCCTGTTATAGTTTGTGTTCCAGTTATAGTTACAGGTCCAGCTAAAACTCCAGATGCAATAGTTTGATCTTGTGAAAGAGTTGTAGCATGTGTAACTAAATAATCTGTAGCTGTCATAGATGGAGACATAGCTCTCGATGCTGGTAGTGTACAAAATACATTTTTAGTACCTGCAGAAAAATCTACTTTGCTATCACTATTCGATGATGAGATAACTGTGTCTCTTGATAAAGTATCAGGTGAAGCATCAGTAACTGTACCGATACCTACCTCAAACTCTCCTGCAGAATTATTTTCTATTGCATAGAAAGTCGTATTAGTTGTACCAATTCCTGAAACAAAACTTTCATAACCCTGCTCAGCTCCTGCAAGATTTAAAGTTCCTGTCCCAGTAGTTGTACTTGTTTCTTTAACTCTATCGTTAACTATTAAAGCCATTACTACTCCAAATTTTATTACGCGTCGCCAAGTCTAATAATAGCGCTAGAAGAGTTAGCAGTTGGAAACTGAACAACGAAATCTCCGTTTGTTGCAGTTTTTGTTCCGCCAAAATCTAGAACTAATACAGCTTCGTTACCGCTACTACTCTTATAAATCAGTGCACCAACAGCAGATAAAGTTACAGATGAAAAAGTTAAATCTGCAAAGTCTACAAAAGCGATGTTGCTTGATACTGCTACACCATTATTAGTTAAAGCATTTCCACCTGAAGTATAGTTTGTTCCAGATGTAGAAACTTCGTTAGTTGCAGTGAAAGCAGTTGTTGCTGTTGTTAAGCCAGATATATCTGTGTAAAGAGCAAGTTTAAAACTTGATCCACCAGAGGAATCAAAATTAAACGTTCCTTTTAACAGGTCTGTTTTAAAAGAGTCAGGTACTACATTAGCCATTTATATTTTCTCCTTATGGTGATGGCGATTTAATCTGAGAACGAATAACGCCATCTTGCCATTCATCTCTACGTCTTCTACCTTCTTGTTCGATAGAGTACGATTTTGCAGCCCTTCTATATGACTGTTCATAGTATTGTAACAGATCCGCTGGACCTTTCAAGTATCCATATGCTTCTACCAGACATGCATACAAAAGTAAATCCTGATATTTGTTTGAGACGTAAGTCCCTGCGGTGCTTGGTGTTCCAGAAGTTATAGTATCTGGTTGTTTAATATATGCTAAAGTAATTTCAAATGTGCTGTTTGGTGTAGGTGCAACTACCCAAAAATTAGCATCCCAGTTAGCATAATACTTAGGTAATCCACTAGCTGTTCCTGGAGTATTATAGTACTCTGTCATAAAACTAGTGTCTCTTTTTTCTAAAAATACTTGGTTATTAGACCCATCTTTTAATTGAACATATCTAATTGCTCTAAGATCAGATGGAATTGTAACATACCTGTTTCCAGATTGTAAATTTGATGTAGCATAAAATCTGTTGTCGTCAGAATCTATTTCTCTATAAATTCTATTTTCTGCATTTTTTATTATTGTATTTAATACAGCAGTTGACAAAACAGAACTGTCTACTTCTGTGTAATTTCTAATATCATCCTGTAAGTTTGTAAGTGTATATGCCATTATGGTGATAGTGTAACCGGGCCAGCCGATATACTTCCTCCTCCTATATTTGTACTAGCAGTTGCAGTTCCTGCAGCTACAAATGTATAATTATTAGCATCAACTTTAGTAATTGTAAATCCTGCAGATTTATTTATATCTGCGCTTGTAATACCAAAACTACCTTCACCATCTCTAAATCTAACAACATCTGATGTAGATCTGCCATGATTTTCTTCAAAAACAGTTACTGTTGTAGAACCGTTTGTAATTTTTAAAGGGTTTAAAGTTAAAACTCTTGCAACAGCTGGTTCTGTTCTTGCTGGTCTAGCATTTAATAAACCTTGTGGATCTGCACCATGTGGTTTTGGTTCTAGCTGTGGGTGTTTAGATTCAAATTCTGATATATGTACTCGTGCACCATTCCACTCTATTACCATTTCAGAGTATGGAAATTCTTGTCCTGATCTATCTGAAATAAATTTTGCATATTTACCTGAAGAAAGATTAGACATTAAGACTCCGGATAATAAACTTTAGGACTAATATAAGTACTAGATGATGAGCCGTCCTCTTGTAAAGCTCTTTGTAATTCATCTTCGTATAACATCTTTAGCATTTGAACTCTTTCTGGTGCATTTTTAATTGCAAGATAATAAGCTAAACCTGCAGTCATACATGGTACAAATCTATATGGTACATCTGCATCGTTAGTATAATCACCTGCATCTTGAATTCTTTTTACATAATAATAATTTATAAACTTACCTGCTTCTGATGATCCAGGTGTTAAGTATAAAGTAATAGTAATTTTATCTATAAATCTTTGAACAAAATATTGTGAAGGTGTTCCTGTAGAAGTTTTATTTGATAGTGCTTGATACTGAGATCTATTTATTTTTGTAAGTGGTGTGTCTACATTAGAGTTTCTATAAGATGCTTCTAATACATCATCAACACCATAAACTGCCGTTGCACTAGAAGTACCATCTGTTGTAGCTCTAAACATTGTGTATGTTGCTTGATCTGCAACAAGTGTAATATTGTTGTTTGCAACTTCCCAATAATGCAAACCCCTATTAGCCCATTCTTGGAATAATATATTTAAAGATCTTCTTGCAGATTTTAATTGATAACCAGATACACCTTGTATTCCTAATCTCTCATACGCCTCTTCAACGATATCAGAAATAGAAAAACCTTTTTCAAAAACTGTTGTACCAGAGGTAGTGTTAGCCATTTAACCTCCTACTTATCAATCAATAAAGTAGCTGCATCTATATTTGTAATAGTAGAAACCTTCATTCCACCAGGAAATAAAATTCCATCTTCAGGAATATTCATTGAAAAAACATCTCCATTAGGAACATCAGCTTGAAACAAAGTTGTGCTGTCTGTATTATCTTGAAGAATTATAGTGCCTGCACCACCTGCATCAGATGCTAATATGATTCCTCTAAGTCTAGTTCTTCCAGCAAAAACTGCTCCTGTGGCTGTAACTCTAACTGATTTTACATCACTTTTCATAATTTATATTCTCCTAAATTTATGTGGGGCCGAAGCCCCACACTAAATTAATTATTACGATTCTTTAGCAAAAGTTCCTCTAACTTGAGTAACTTGCCATGCTGCTGTTCCATCTAAAGATGAAATAACAACAAAGTCCCCTTGTTTAGAAGTGGCTTTAGTATTAATCAAGTCTTT